ACACGGCGGGATTCGACTGAGTCAGCCAACCGATCATGTTCTTCAGCTTTAAGAAAACCAGCACGCAATGTCTTGTATACAATGTTGTTGGTGTACTGGATCTTTGGCCTGATGAACGTGGTGTCTGTTGGCAAAATGAATTCACGCATGAAGTATGCTTGGTCTGGAACAATATGCGGACCAAGTGGTAGGATTAATGGTTTGTCGATTGATGACCAGGCGTCTATTCGAGATTCGAAATCGATCTGCTCATCAACTGAAATACCAAATTTTCTAGCCACTATGATACGTGATGTTCCAGGCACTAATGCCTCATGTTGCCAAAGTTTTTCTTGGCGGCATATTTCAGCCAACCCATGATGATACCAATCAAGGTCGCGAACTTTGGATGTGTCAATCCCACGTGTAAGAAAGAGAATCTTATCACACAATTTGCCAATAACTGGGGCATGCGTGTATTGTGTCTTGTAACTCATTGCACGCGCTCTTATTAATGACCATTGCGTGGTCTGCTTTGAATGTGCATACTTCATAGGCAAAACAAAAATCTTGGCTAATACCTTTAAAGGGCATGCCAAAACTATAGATGACTCTCTATCCATGACTTTACCACAAAAAGAAACATCACCGTAAAAGGAACCATAAGCAAATTTGAGAGATGGTTTGTCTGCATCAGGGAACCACAATCCCAAGCGTTGCAAACGTTCATTGGAAATATTTTGGCGGGCCGCACATATGCCATCATCACCTTCAACTAAGCCAATGAATGTGCTGAATGAAACACGTCCCAAATCTTGGCCTGTTAAAGTTGGGTGTAATTCAATCATAACCAAGTAACTAGTTATGAGTAAATTGAGCATGCCATTGGATGATGAAGTCCAAAGTGCCCCAGACATGAGGCGCTGCGCTACTCTAGAAGTCACGTGCTTGAATCGGCTAACATTATAACCAAGGACACAATCATTGATTATAGTTGTTAGTTGATCACTGCCGATGACTGAACTAGCCATGTGTTGGAACCAATACCATTCGATCATTGAAAGATAATCGCTGTGATTAGCCTCAAAAGATGAATAATCTGTTTCCATGACACGCCTATTCCCAAATAACATTTCCATAAGCTTTGGTAATTTACGTGGATCTGTGCCTTTAACAAACCACCTTGTCCGAAATGTAGCCTTGTCAATGGCATGACATAATGGGCCAAGAATGTACTTTAGCCCATCACTGTAAGAATTGATGCCACGTGCTGACTTAGCTGGGAGATAACTTTCCCACTTGATAAATGATTTGCACTTCTTAGTTGTGCCATTCCACAACTTGTTATCAAGATAATCGGACAACAACTCATTCTGTCTGAGTCTTGAATATGATGTAAGTTCAGAAATCCATGTTTCATGATCTGGTATATCTGAATTTCGCACTGGGCGAATGCGGTCAATAAAAGCTTTTGCATAATCAGTGAATTTCTTTCTTTCAAATATTTCTTGTGGACTTAGTTTTCGATTTTTGCTTTGTGACAATTGAATATCACATCCAAATCTATGCACACATGCTGAAATCATGTTTGCAGTAGATTGTGTGTCAGGCCATAAATCGCTGTAAACTAATCCTGAAATTGAGTCAATGACTGCGGTGGGGAGATGTCCCATGGGCTTATTAGCCATTGTCCTTTGTTTGACTTTTAGAGAAAGAGTGGGTGCTGGTTGTCGATAGCCAATATTGAAATGACCTACATCATACCCCCAAAGTGAATATGGTCCAGTATTTATCACGCCTTCGGAAAACCCGAGGTAATTGAACGCCTTAAGTCAATACCTCTCCCAACTGCATGTGTGTGAATCAACAAGGAAAAATAATTTACGTCTGCGATGACTGGCTCCACATTTTCACAAATACTAGCATTAATTGCGTGAGCATGCCTAGCTGCTATTTGGCCTCCAGTGCTCTCATTTTTTGCTAAATCACCTACATGACGGCCCATGATGGCTGTTTCAATGAGAGGTAAAGAGACCAGTGCTGTTCTCACCACATGACCACGCAATTGTGAGTATATGTTGTTTTCACCAATTGAGTATTTGATATGGCGCATGAGCACTTGGTGTGGGTGTGAAAGCCACTCTGTAGCCTCCTTTCTAATGATTGCAGATCTCACATCAGGATTCATGCCTGGTAATCCTAGATGTGGATTCAAAGGTATCACTGCTTGAACAAGTTCAACAGTGGCATTGTCACCACCTGTGGGTAGTTTGATTGTGCCAAAGAAACCTTTTAAACGACGGCCCAAACCGGGTGAATGCTTACGATGGGTATGAAATCCGAATCCGAATCTCATTCCTGGACAGATGTCGCTATCCAATCCCAAAAAACCCTGAACAGATTTAGAACCGAACCACCTTGCGAACAATCCAAATTGGATGTCACTTAGTTGACTAAGTTGTGCGAGTTCTAGCTCCATTATCTTTCCACGTTTCGTTAGGATTGGGTAATTGCGGACTTCAGTATCGGCATGAAACCAAACATCCGTGATCTTGAACCTAACTTGCCATATATTAGGTTCTTTGACGCCGTCATCAATCTTTGAAAGGAAGTTTCGCAAAGTAAAGTCATTTGAGGGGGAAGTAAAAGAATGGGCACTTTCATCAACACGATTGAACAAGTCATCAAGGTCATCTTGCTCAATTGGTCCATTAGAACATTTAACGGCTAATTGATCGAGGATCCGAGCAACACGCTCACTTTGCGTGTCCACACAGTACACCCCTCGACATTTAAGATGTATGCCATTGAAAATGATCATGGATCCATTAGGCTTCCCTGTAACAAGAGGTGAAGCACGTGTGTGATTGAAACCCATGTTTAATTTTAGGCCTCTCGCATTACTCTCGGATCCGATGATGCAACCACGACTCTTGAAAGTTTCCATCATGCTCACAAACTCATCCCGCTCATCATTGACCATGCTAACATGAGATTCA